AATAATCCTAAAGCTGGTATTAAAGAATTAAGATATATTGACCCAACTAAACTCAGAAAGATCAAAGAAGTAACAGAAGAAAAAGATCCAAAGACTGGGGCTAATATAATTAAGAAATCAGAAGAGTACTTCTTATTTCAAAATGACGTGATGCAGGGTAATAGCGAAGGTTTAAAAATCCATCCAGACTCAATTGTATATTGTACATCTGGTATGCTAGATCCATCACGCAAAAGAATTTTATCACATTTACAGAAAGCGATTAAGCCTGTAAATCAACTAAGAATGATGGAAGATTCTCTAGTAATCTATAGAATTAGTAGAGCTCCAGAAAGAAGAATTTTTTATATCGATGTAGGTAACCTTCCTAAGGGTAAAGCTGAAGAGTATCTAAAAAACATTATGGGCCAATATAGAAATAAATTGGTTTATGATGCAAAGACTGGAGATATTAAAGATGATCGTAAGCATATGTCGATGTTGGAAGACTTCTTCTTACCGCGTAGAGAAGGTGGTAGAGGTACAGAAATTTCGACCCTCCCAGGAGGAGAAAATCTCGGACAGATTGACGACATCATATACTTCCAAAAGAAACTCTACAAGTCGCTCAACGTTCCAGCAAATCGTTTAGAGCAAGAGTCAGGATTTAATTTAGGTAGATCTACTGAAATTTCTAGAGATGAAGTAAAATTTAAAAAGTTTTTAGATAGATTAAGAAAAAGATTTAGCGATTTATTTTTACAGTTACTAAGGACTCAATGTTTATTAAAGGGTGTAGTCACTAAGGAAGATTGGGCTAGTTTTAAAGAAGATATTGCCTTTGACTTTATTGAAGATAACTACTTTAGTGAATTAAAAGAAGCTGAGATTTTAAGAGAAAGATTTGAAATGTTAGCGCAAATGGATGAATACGTTGGAAAGTACGTTTCTAATGAGTGGATTCGTAAAAATGTTTTAAGACAGTCTGATGATCAAATTGAAGAAATTCAAAAGCAAATTGCTGATGAAAGAGCTTCAGGAGAAATTGAAGACGAAGACGATCTTGAGATTTAAAATATTATAAATATATAACATAGGAAACTAATAATGAGTATTACAGATTTAATTGATAATGTAAAAGGCGGGGACAATGTTCAAGCCGCTAAAGATTTTAATAGTATCATGGCAGATAAATTAACAGCTGCTATGGATGCTAAGAAGATCGAAGTAGCATCTACATTACAAGATAGACAAGCCTCTAAAGAAGAGGGATAACTAAACGGAAAGAAATATATGAAGCTTATTGCAGAATATAATGACAATAACTTAGAAGTTATTGAAGAAAAAGTTAACGGTAAAAAGACTCTCGTAATTGAGGGTGTTTTTATGCAGGCAGACGCTAAAAATAGAAATGGTCGTATATATGAAAGATCTATTTTAGAAAATGCTGTTAATAAATACGTAAAAGAACAAGTAAGTACTGGGAGAGCTGTTGGGGAATTAAACCACCCTGAAGGTCCTTCCATTAACTTAGATAAAGTTTCACATAAGATTACTGAACTCAGGTTTGACGGAAGTAATGTTATAGGAAAAGCATCAATCCTAGAAACCCCTATGGGTCAGATCGTAAAAGGTCTACTTGAAGGCGGCGTAAAGCTTGGTGTATCAAGTCGTGGTATGGGAAGTCTTGTGCAAAAGAATGGCGCTATGTATGTGAAAGATGACTTTATGTTGTCTACAGTAGATATCGTTCAAGACCCTTCAGCTCCAGAGGCATTTGTCAATGGAATTATGGAAGGTGTTGATTGGGTATGGAATAATGGTGTACTTTGCCCACAAGAAGTTGAGAAAATTGAGACTGAAATCAAGGAAGCTCGAAACATGAGATCATCTGATGTTGAGATTAAAGCTTTTAAGAATTTCCTCTCTAAACTTGTAAATTCTTAATAGGAGAATAAATTATGTCTAATGACGAAATGAAAAATGATTTAGTCGAAGACGTATCAGAAACTGAAGAGCTTTCAAACGAGGAGCTCGTTGAAGACGAACAAGTTCAAGACGAAGAAATCGTAGAAGCTAGTGATGACGCTGAAGAAGAAGGTGATGACGAAGAGGAAGAAGTTAAGGAGTCTGATGAAGACGACGAAGACGAAGAGCCTGTTGTTGAAATGCCTAAAACTAAAGCTGCTATTATGGCATCAGTAAATGATATGTTGAAGAAATCAAAAAAGGAAGGTGCACAGAAAATCTATGCGTCAGTTATGAAAGTAATTAACGCGCCTGATGTTGAGGAATCTGTAGTAGTTGCTAAGGAAGACGTTAATGTCGACCATATCGACTATTCTGAAGACCTTGACCACCTAGTTGCTGAAGAAGCTACTTTGTCAGATGGTTTCCAAGCGAAAGCTGGAATTATCTTCGAAGCTGCTTTGAAGTCTAAAGTAGGTGCAGAGATCGAAAGATTAGAATCTGAGTATGTTCAAAACCTTGAAGAAGAAGTAACTGAAATCAAGTCCGAGCTAGTAGAAAAGGTAGATTCATACCTTAACTACGTGGTTGGTAACTGGATGGAAGAAAATAAAGTAGCAGTTGAAACTGGTCTTAGGACTGAAATTGCTGAAGACTTTATGGCTTCTCTACAATCAGTGTTCAAAGAACATTACATTGAGGTTCCAGAAGGTAAGGTTGACCTGGTCGACGAATTAGCCGAGCAAGTCGCTGAACTGGAAGAGTCTCTAAATAAATCAACAGAAGAAAATATTGCGCTCACTGAGTCTGTTTCCGGTTTGGAAAGAGCTGAGATCGTAAGAAATGCTTCTGCTGGGCTAGCATTAACTGAAGCTGAAAAGCTTGCATCTTTGGTAGAAGATATTGACTTCGATTCAGCAGAAACTTTCGAAATGAAAGTAAATGTTGTTAAAGAGTCTTACTTTAAAACTGAAGCTCAAGAATCAGTAGATGAAGCTCAAAAATTAGTGGGTACTGACGAAGTTTCGGCTGAACTCAGTGATACTATGGCTAGATATACATCAGCTATCTCAAAATATAAAAACGTCTAATAGGAGAAACAAAAAATGTTTAACGCAGACAAAAACTTAATGGAAAAGTGGGCTCCAGTTCTTGAGCACGCAGAAGTTCCAACAATTCAAGACAGTCACAAACAAGCAGTAACTGCTAGACTTCTTGAAAACCAAGAAATCGCAGCTAGAGAAGAAGCTGTTGCTAAATCAGGTACCTTCCTTGGTGAAGATGCTCCTGCTAACGCAACTGGCGGCAACGTTGCTGGTTTTAATCCCGTTCTTATCTCTTTGGTAAGACGCGCAATGCCTAACCTTATCGCTTATGATATCGCTGGTGTTCAGCCTATGACTGGTCCTACTGGTCTAATCTTTGCTATGAAGAGCAAGTACAGCACTCAAGGTGGTACTGAAGCTTTGTTTGATGAAGCTAATACTGCTTTCTCTGGCTTGGCTAGTGTTACTCAAGAAGCTGGTCCTTCTGGTCTAGAAACTGCTGCCGATGATGGTGATGGTTCTTTGGCAACTGGCGAAACTTCTGGCGAAATCGTTTCTGATTATGCTGGTGGTCTTAGTACTGCTGCTTCTGAAGCATTGGGTACTGGCGGTTCAGGTGGTTCATTCGGTGAAATGGCATTCTCAATCGAGAAAGCTACAGTAACTGCTAAGTCAAGAGCTCTTAAAGCTGAATACACTATGGAACTTGCTCAAGATCTTAAAGCAATCCACGGTCTAGATGCTGAAGGCGAGCTTGCTAACATCCTTTCTTCTGAAATCCTTGCGGAAATCAACAGAGAAGTAGTTAGAACTGTAAACCGTACTGCTAAGCTAGGCGCTCTTCAGGCTTCTGCTACTGTTAAAGGTATCTTCAATATGGATACTGATTCAGACGGTCGTTGGTTGGCTGAGAAGGCTAAAGGTTTGATCGTACAGATCGAAAGAGAAGCTAACGTTATCGCTAAAGAGACTCGTAGAGGCAAAGGTAACTATGTTATCTGTTCTTCTGACGTAGGTTCTGTACTTGCTGCTTCTGGCATGCTTGATTACAGCCCAGCTCTTGCTACTAACCTTAACGTTGACGATACTGGTAATACTTTTGCTGGTGTTCTTAATGGTAAGTTCAAAGTATATGTTGATCCATATGCGACTGGCGACTACGTTTGTGTAGGTTACAGAGGTACTACTCCATATGACGCAGGTGTATTCTACTGCCCATACGTTCCTTTAACTATGGTTAAAGCGATCGGTGAGGAAGACTTCCAGCCAAGAATCGGCTTCAAAACTAGATACGGTATGGTTGCAAACCCATTCGTAGCTACTGATGGAACCGTTGGTGCTGATCGTGCTAACCCATACTTTAGAATCTTTAGAGTAGACGGTATCATGGCTAGTGCTTAATCTTTAATTAGATTAATCTTAAAGGGTCCTTCGGGGCCCTTTTTTTATGTGTATAAATAGATATAAGGAAGATGTTCTGCGTATCAAGTGATACGTACTGCACATGAGTGGATAGGAAACCACCCCCGGAATTACAAGATAGGAGATTATCATGCATAAGATTTTTGCATTAATGACAGTAGTTTTGTTAGCTGGTTGTAATACAGTTGACTCAGTAATTGATGGCACTAAGAATATTGTTGGTGGTGTTGCGTCTGACGTTGCTGGAGTTACTACCGGTACTTTAGATGTTGTATCAGATACAATTAAAAGTGCTGCCGATAAAACTGGTGTTGAATCATCTGAAGCTGAATAAGTAAAGTTTTAGGAGTTAGCTGGCCATGGATTGGCGTTTAACATTTAAAAGAGTATAAATAGATATATGACAACATTAAATAAAAACTTTTTAAGTCCCGTAGGGTTTCAATTTAAAATAGATTCAACTAAGTATTCGAACGTTGAATATTTTTGTACGTCAGTAACTTTGCCTGATTTGTCTTTATCAGAAGTTGCTACTCCATATAAAACTTCTAATATGGGTATGACCGGAGATAGAATTAACTTTGGCGATTTATCTATTAGATTTAATATAACTGAAGATATGGAAAACTATATCGAAATGTTTAATTGGATGCATAATATAATTCAAAAGGGAGAGTCATTTAAGTCAGATGCTACTCTTTCAATATTGAGTAGTCATAATAATGTCACAAAGGAAGTAACGTTTAGAGATTGCTTCCCAACTAGTTTAGCCGCTGTTGAATTTTCGACACAGCAGACTGACATTGAATACTTACAAGCTGATGTAACATTTAAATATACGTACTTTGAAGTAACGTAAATATATAAGTTTACACAGAGTATACAGAAATATGTGCTTTCTGTATACATATAAATAATTTTATACTATGGAGATATAATGAATAATTTAGAACAAATACTTGAAATGTGGAAGAAAGATTCCGTTATTGATGAACTGCAACTAGACCAATCGGCTAGAGATTCAGCAAAGCTTCATTCGAAGTACTTAGAACTATACTCTATTAATAAACTAAGATTTAAAAAATTAGACTTAGAGTTTAAGGTATTGTTACGAGATAAGTTTATGCACTATAATGGTAAGCTAACTCAAGCTGAAATGGACGCAAAAGGTTGGTCGTATGATCCATTGAATGGTCTTACAGTATTAAAAGGCGATATGGATAAATGGTATGATTCAGATCCATTGATTCAAGAGCATCAAGCTAAAATGCATTATACTCAAGAGTTGATAGATACATTAAAAGAAATAATGGAAAATATTAAGTGGCGTCATCAAAATATTAAAAATATCATTGAATGGAATAAGTTTACTAGCGGGATGTAATGGAAAAAATTATTGTCAAAAAGAAGAACGAAGTCTTTCTCCATATTGTGACCGAAGCAGGGATAGAGATGGAATTAACAGAGCACTTCTGTTTCTATGTTCCAGGGTATAAATTCATGCCAGCATACAAAAATCGTATGTGGGATGGCAAAATACGCCTATTTGACTTAAGAAAAAAGGTGATATATGGTGGTTTATTTAAGTATTTAAAGGAATTTGCCGATGCTAGAGGGTATGAACTCATTACAGAAGATAATTCTATGTATGGAAGGCCCGATACTGAAGAATTGCATGATATAGATTCCTTTTTAGACGGTCTGTCACTCTCTGTGAACGGAGTAGGTATAACACCCCGACCCTATCAACTTGATGCACTGTCGAGGGCGTTATCAGATAAAAAATCATTGCTTTTAAGCCCTACAGCTTCCGGTAAGAGTCTGATCATATATTTGGCAATCAGATACTACCTCGAAATGAATGAAGGTAGTGTAATGCTGATTGTACCTACAACTTCGTTAGTAGAACAGATGTACTCTGATTTTGGTGACTATTCGTCAACTGATGACTGGAATGTTTCTGACAACTGTCATAAAATATATTCGGGTAAAGAAAAGTATAACATAAAACAAAGAGTTATTATTACAACATGGCAGTCAATTTATAAGTTAAACTCAAATTGGTTTCAAAATTTTGGTATGGTAGTTGGTGATGAAGCTCACAACTTTAAAGCTAAGTCACTTACATCGATACTTGAAAAATGCGTTAACGCAAAATATAGAATTGGTACTACAGGAACATTAGATGGTTCACAAACGCATCAACTAGTTTTAGAAGGTTTATTTGGCCCAGTTTTTAAAGTGACAACAACTAAGAAGCTTATAGAAGAAAATTCTTTGTCACAACTAGACATATTTGTCTTGTTATTAAAATATAACGATGAGTATTGTAAGCTTGTATCTAAAATGACATACCAGCAAGAGATAGATTTTATTGTAAAATATGGTCCTAGGAATAATTTTATAGCAAACTTAGCTATGGATCAAGAAGGTAATTCGCTGATATTGTTTCAGTTTGTAGATAAACATGGTAAACCTTTACACGATTTATTAAAGAAGAAGTTTGACGAGCTTCCAAGAAATACAAGGAGATTATTTTATGTCTCAGGTGAGACCGATGTGGACACGAGGGAAGAGATACGAGCGATCACAGAAAAACAAGATAACGCGATCATTGTCGCTAGTATGGGCACTTTCTCTACAGGTATTAATATTAAGCGCTTACATAACATTATATTTGCTTCACCAAGTAAGTCTCAAATTCGGGTTCTTCAAAGTATCGGACGTGGATTAAGAAAGTCTGCAGATGGTATAGATACTAAGGTATATGATATTGCTGATGACTTGCATTGGAAATCAAAAAAGAATTACACTTTGAATCATGCAGCTGAACGAATAAAGATATACAGTAGAGAGAAATTTGACTATAAATTACATGATATAAATATATAAATGGAATCTATTAAAACAGTTGATATAAGACACTTTAAACTAACGAATAGCGAAGACCTCATTTGTTACGTCCAAAGTTCAAGTGATCATGCCTTTATCGTAGAACGACCTGCGGTCGTAAGGGTATCACCTGATGGTACTTTTACTTTTGGAGATTGGTTTCCATTCTCTGACAAAAAGGTGTTTAAGATCATGAAGCGTTTTGTGATTAACCATACAGAAGTTGTTGAAGAGACCAAAGAGTCTTACATCAAGTATTCATGTCAAGATATAATTAGAGATGAGATTAATCGTGATCTAGAAGAGTATGAATTTGAAAGTGATTCGACGATTGAAGACGACATTAAAGATGAAGAAACCATTGAACCAACCATACATTAACTGTTGTATACCCCTAACCTCCCCGGTAACATCTATATTATATCATACTTTTGACCATTTGTAAACGGTTCAGGTGAAAATAATTGAAATTAATTTAATTAAAATAAACGTTTACATTTGACCCAGACTATGATATAATAATACATTATTAGGAGATATTAATGACCACTAAAATCAAACCAAAAGCTAAGCCACATTACGTGAATAACAAGGAATTTTCCTTAGCTGTAGTCGAGTATGTAAAATCAGTCAATGTAGCAAAAGAGGCTGAAAAGGAAATTCCTAAAGTAACTAATTACGTAGCATCATGTTTTATGAAAATATCTGAAGGACTGTCTCACAGACCGAACTTCGTTCGGTATACTTATAGAGAAGAAATGGTAATGGATGGTGTTGAAAACTGTCTAAGAGCTATCAATAACTATAATATTGAAACTGCTACAAGAACGGGTAATCCTAACGCGTTTTCTTATTTTACGCAAATCTGCTTCTTTGCATTTATTAGACGTATTACTAAAGAGAAAAAACAGCAAGAAATTAAATTTAAGTATATTGAAAAGATGGGTATTGAAGATTTTGCTGCGATGGGTATGGATGAAAATGGTGCAGCTCAAACTATGGAATATGTTGATGCGTTGAGACAAAGAATAGATCAGATTAGAACCAAGGATGATAAAATTAAAGAGTTCGCTAAGATTGAAAAAGAGCGAGAAAAACTAGAATTGTTTATGGTGTAATTATGTGGAAATATGAATGCAAAGCTGGTGTTTATACTGAAACATCATTGATTAAATTGATATGGGCTATTCATAGTCACAGAATGCATCACTTGATTAATCATGGGAGATACGCAGATTGAAGATTGCTATATTGAATGATACACATTGCGGTGTAAGAAACTCATCAGATATATTTTTAAATTATCAAGAAAGATTCTATACAGAGATATTTTTTCCATATCTTAAAGAACATGGTATCACTAATATTTTACACCTAGGAGATTATTATGAGCATCGGAAGTTTGTTAACTTCAAAGCGCTTAATGCTAATCGTAAACACTTTCTTGAGCCTATGCGTGATCTTGGTATTACAATGGATATTATTCCTGGTAACCACGATGTATATTTCAAGAATACAAACGAATTATGTTCACTCAAAGAACTACTTGGTTACTTCACATCCAACGTTAATATTATAATGAAACCAACAGTTCTTGATTATGATGGCTGTAAGGTTGGCGTAATACCTTGGATTAATAGTGCAAATTACGAAGAATACACTAAATGGGCTATGAATTGTAAAGCTTCTATTTTAGGCGCTCATCTTGAGTTGAAAGGATTTGAGCTTATGGCAGGAATTACTAATCCTCATGGTATGAATGCTGATATCTTTTCTAGGTTTGAAACTGTGTTAACTGGTCATTTTCACACTAAATCTAGTCAAGGAAACGTTCATTATCTTGGTAATCAAATGGAGTTTACTTGGTCTGATTGTGATGATCCTAAGTATTTCCATATCTTAGATACTGAAACTCGTGAAGTTACACCAGTTCGTAATCCTATTACTATGTTTAAAAAGATAGTATATGATGATAGTAAAACTGATTATAATACTATTGATGTTTCAGAGTTTGAGCATAAATTTATTAAACTTATTGTTGTAAACAAAACTGATCTTTATATGTTTGATCGTTTTGTTGATAAGTTACAAAGCATTGAAACATATGAACTTAAAATCGCTGAAACTTTTGAAGAGTATCTAGGCGAAAGCGTGGAAGATGAAAAGGTATCATTAGAAGATACTGGAGTCTTACTTGATACTTATGTCGACGCTGTTGAAACTGATCTAGATAAAGATCATATCAAAGTCGAATTAAGAAAACTATATACTGAAGCACAGAATCTAGAGGTCGTATGATACATTTTAAAAGCGTCAGTTGGAAGAATTTTCTTTCGACTGGCAATGATACAATTAAAGTACAATTAGATAGAACACCATCAACTCTTGTAGTTGGTTCAAATGGCGCTGGTAAATCAACTATGTTGGACGCGCTTTCATTTGGCTTATTTGGTAAATCACATAGAGATATTAAAAAAGATCAATTAGTCAATAGTATCAATAAGAAGGGTACTGTTGTTGAAGTTGAATTTACTGTTGGTAACTCTGAATTTAGAATAC